AATGTTTCACTTTAGTGTTAGAAATAGGCATGTGTCTAAGGAATAATGAAGGGTTGTGACGACCTTCTCAATATTCTTCTATAAAACAATATGTTTTATTTCACATTTAGGATGAATAATCATTAACATTAGACCTCGTTTCATTTTCATAATATTTATTATTAATATATCTTTAAATACTTTTATTTATTATAAAATATAAACTGTCCCATTTTTTATAAATTAGGTGTAATGTAGGTTTTTCGTTATATTCTGGAGTTTAGGAAGGAAAATATGTAGTAAACTGGAGCGTTAGTGTAAGTTTAAGGTTATACTCCGGAACATATGTGAAGGAAAATATGTAGTAAACTGGAGTGTTAGTGTAAGTTTACGAAAAAAAATGCATAAATTCCAACATTTCTTAAAAAAATTGATGATTATTATAGTCTAATATTTTTCCTACATATTCATTCAAAAATAACCTTAAATCTTTAGCCTAAGTTACTGCGATGTATTCCTATTTCTTTGCGCTTTCTCTTGTAGTTTCACTGCTTGCACAAATAAAATCCTTTTTATGGATCTTATTTCTACTTTGGGCAAAGTACAACGGATATGACTTAGCGAGCGTTCAGAACAATGAGTGTTCTGTTATTCAGAACAAGCTTGCTGTTCCAGAAAACGCTAAAGCAAATCTCTGTATTTGGTTTGTATCCTTATCGATGAATCACGAAAAAAAACCGAATGGTTTATTTTTTGGTCGATTCAAAGACGGTACATTGTTCATTGGAGAGGTAAGTACCGGTACGGGATCAAATAAGGATAGTAATGGTGCATCATGTGGTTCATTGTGGATATTAACTGCAAAACAGTCAATGGATTGCATTTTAAAATCGCCAAATTCAGTTAATCTCGATAAAGACAAAGAATACATACTCTCCAAGTGCGAACAAGTGAACCATGGTTATCACTTTCAATTTGCGGAATTACCCTTTTTATACAAAAAGGAACCAACAGAGTGGCAGAAAAGCATGATTACAAAAATCATGACAACATATTCGGAGCGGGAGAATAAATATTGCAGTGTATTTATTCACGGTAAACCATTTACAGGAAAAAGTAGCTTGATGCGATTCTTATCCCGGGAATTAAAGGCAAAAATCGTTAAGTTTGACCCGACAAAAGTAGGCGGTTCAGCGATCAACTGGTATAATGCACTCAATCCAACTGCTGATAATCCAATCATCTTACTAATGGATGAATGTGATGTCATAATCGATGACATTATCAATAAAAAGGTGCCTCTACACAGAGACATCGTAGGGCAAATGTCGTCAAAAACCGATTGGAATTCGTTTTTGGACGATTTTGATGCTGGTGTGTATCAAAATACGATACTTCTATTAACATCAAATATGTCTTCGGATGAAATATGCGAAAAAATTCCACGGTTAATATCTGGGGAACTAGACAAATCGATATTGAGGAAAGGACGGATAGACATTAATGAAGAATCCCAAAATAGTCCATTGATAATAGATGGAGTATTAGGCTAATCATTATCGGAGAAGGTGAATGACCTTGATAAAACAGGCGACCATAATTAGGTATTTAATCTATTTTTTTTATAAATTCCCAAATATATGGATATTTACTATTTATAATATTTTCAATATCATCTGGTTTTAATATATTTGTTTTTTTCAATATTACAGAACAATCAATCATTAAATCCTTTGTTTTTTTTAAAATATTAAACGTTTTTTCATGTACATCTAATAATAATTTATTTATTTCTTGATCAATTAAATATTTAGAATGATCACTAAAATCAGGATATATATTCTGTTTTCCCATACCATAATTAATAATCATATTCTTAGCCAATGAATATGCTTGTTCTAAATCTTTTTTAGCACCAGTTGTAACAGAATAACCATAAAATATTTCTTCTGCAACTCTACCCCCTAAAAGTACCATTAAATGTGATAATAATCCATTTTTAGTATAAATATTAATATTTTCATCACTATTTTCAAATACAGTGTAACCAGGTGTTTTAGGTGACCATAAATTTAATGTAACTTTTTTTAATGCAGGATGATCAGCTGATAACATACCAACTATAGCATGACCTAATTCATGAATAACAATACGATTTATAATATCATCACTATATTTATTTTCAGTTGCTTGCCAACCTGCAATTATTCTATTAGCAATAAATTCTAAATCATCCATAGTTATACATTCTCTATCTTCACGTAATGCATTTAACATTGCCTCATTTAATAAATTTTCTATTTGAGCACCAGAAAAACCACCAGTCATTTCAACAATATAGTTAACATCAATATATTGATCAACTGGTTTTTGTGACATATGAATTTGTATAATTTCTTCTCTTGTACTAGTATCAGGATTTCCAATATAAATATTTTTATCAATTCTTCCTGGTCGCAATAAAGCAGGATCCAATAAATCTAATCTATTTGTTGCACCAATTACAAAAATACCATCCGAATTTTTAAATCCATCTAAATTTATCAATAATTGATTCAATGTTTGGTCTTTTTCAGAATTAGAGCTTACCATATCATTGCCCCTTTTACGTGCTAATGCATCAATTTCATCAATAAATATAATACATGGCTTGTTTTTAGCTGCAAGTTTAAATAACTCTCTAATACGTCCTGCTCCAACACCAACATATTTTTCCGAAAATTCACTACCTGATACTGGTATAAAAGAAGCTTTTATTTCTCCTGAAAAACATTTGGCAAATAATGTTTTACCATTACCAGGTGGTCCTTCAAATATTAACCCTTTTGGTGTTCTAACATTATATTTTTTATATTTTTCAAAATTTATTAAAATATCCGCACATTGCATAAGTTCTTTTTTAATTTTATCATAACCACCTAAATTTTTAAATGAATATTTTGATTTTTTTATTATTTCAAAATTACCGGATGATAAATCTTTATCATCATCATCAGAATTTTCATTATTTTTTTTCATATATGCTTGTCTAAAATTATTTATATATTTTTTTTTATTATATGCATCATTATATTCATCATTATTTGTATCATGTTCACTATTTTCCTCAAAATCATTTTTAAATTGTTCTAAATATTCTGTTATATTATATTTTTTATCTACATGCTGATTTTCATTGTTTTTTATTTCTAAATTTGCAGTATTATTGTTATATCTTTTATATGGTAAATATTTATGTGTTTTTTCATAAAATAATTTTTCTAATTTCTCAATATTTGATGGATCTAAATAATTAAAATTATTATTATTTGAAAATTTAATTGGTATTTGAAAGTTATATGAATATATTAATTGTGAAAATAAAAATAATAAACTAATTTTAATTAACATTTTATATATAATAAAGATTATTCTTTATATATAAAATATATTAGTTCAAAATAATACTTAAAATTGTAAATTGCAAATTTTATTTTTATTCAAAATATTGTTTAAATATATTATATTTAAACAATAAATATATGATAATGTTTATATTTTTTTCAAAAAAAATAGTAATCTATATTTTTTAGAAACCTAGGTTTCCTTACTAATAAAATATAACTTTTCAAAAAATAGTAATCTATATTTTTTAGAAACCTAGGTTTCCTTACTAATAAAATATAACTTTTCAAAAAATAGTAATCTATATTTTTTAGAAACCCAAGATTCCTAAAAAATAGGAAGGTATGTGTAGGAAACCTAGGTTTCCTCACTAATAAAATATAACTTTTCAAAAAATAGTAATCTATATTTTTTAGAAACCCAAGATTCCTAAAAAATAGGAAGGTATGTGTAGGAAACCTAGGTTTCCTCACACTTATACAACATCACTATTTTTTGGTTTGCGACCTGGTTTTTTTGTCTTTAATATTTCAATATCTGCTTTTAACCCTTTTATAACATTATTTTGTTCTTTTATTGCTTCAATTAATAAACCAGTTATTTGTGCATAATTAACTGATTTTATTCCACTTGATGAAGTATCAACTAATTCTGGAACAACTGCTTCAACTTCTTGTGCAATCATACCCAATTGATGTTTATTATTAAATTTTTTAGTATCAATCCAATTGAAATAAACACCTCTTAAATTACTTACTTTATCTAAAGCACTATCAATTTCAACAATATTCGTTTTTAATGTTTGATCAGAAAGAGAAAATGATCCACCATTAAAATAACCAGTTCCATTTGCCACTATATCACCTCCAATTCCAACATCACCTGTAACAACAAATGCACCTCCAGATTGCCAATCTTTTGTATCAGATAATTGAGAATTATTTGTAATTGTCACAACACCACCAAAAGTAGAAGAACCTGTAATACCAACATTACCAAAAACATTTAAATTATTACCTAATATTGTATTACCTGTTACACCTAAAGTAGAACCAAATATAACAGCACCTGTAACACCTAATGTTCCACCAATTGATTCTGAAGAAAGTACATTAAGAGTACCATCTAAAATACTATTTCCTTGAACATGTAAAGTAGAACCCAAAGTAACAGCACCAGTAACACCCAATGTTCCGCCTACTGATTCAGAAGAAAGTACATTAAGAGTACCATCCAAAATACTATTTCCTTGAACATGTAAAGTAGAACCTAATATAACAGCACCTGTGACACCCAATGTTCCACCTACTGATCCAGAAGCAAGTACATTTAGGTCATTATCTAAAATACTGTTTCCTTGAACATGTAAAGTAGAACCTAATATAACAGCACCTGTTACACCTAATGTTCCACCTACTGATTCAGAAGAAAGCACATTAAGAGTACCATCCAAAATACTATTTCCTTGGACATGTAAAGTAGAACCTAATGTAACAGCACCAGTAACACCCAATGTTCCACCTACTGATCCAGAAGCAAGTACATTTAGGTCATTATCTAAAATACTGTTTCCTTGGACATGTAAAGTAGAACCTAAAGTAACAGCACCTGTAACACCCAATGTTCCACCTACTGATCCAGAAGCAAGTACATTTAGGTCATTATCTAAAATACTTTTTCCTTGAACATGTAAAGTAGAACCTAATATAACAGCACCTGTTACACCTAATGTTCCTCCAATTGATCCTGAAGCAAGTACATTTAAATCATTATCTAAAATACTGTTTCCTTGAACATGTAAAGTAGAACCCAAAGTAACAGCACCAGTAACACCTAATGTTCCACCTACTGATTCAGAAGAAAGTACATTAAGAGTACCATCCAAAATACTATTTCCTTGGACATGTAAAGTAGAACCCAAAGTAACAGCACCAGTAACACCCAATGTTCCACCTACTGATCCAGAAGCAAGTACATTTAGGTCATTATCTAAAATACTGTTTCCTTGAACATGTAAAGTAGAACCTAATATAACAGCACCTGTGACACCCAATGTTCCACCAATTGATTCAGAAGCAAGTACATTAAGATTATTATCTAAAATACTGTTTCCTTGGACATGTAAAGTAGAACCCAAAGTAACAGCACCTGTAACACCTAATGTTCCACCTACTGATCCAGAAGCAAGTACATTTAGGTCATTATCTAAAATACTGTTTCCTTGGACATGTAAAGTAGAACCAAAAGTAACAGCACCTGTAACACCTAATGTTCCACCTACTGATTCAGAAGCAAGTACATTTAAATCATTATCTAAAATACTTTTTCCTTGAACATGTAAAGTAGAACCTAATGTAACAGCACCAGTAACACCCAATGTTCCTCCAATAGATGAAGATGATAAAACATTTGAATTACCTTGAACTAATAAATCAGAACCCAATGTAACAGCACCTGTAACACCCAATGTTCCACCAATTGATTCAGAAGAAAGTACATTAAGAGTACCATCCAAAATACTGTTTCCTTGAACATGTAAAGTAGAACCTAATGTAACAGCACCAGTAACACCTAATGTTCCACCTACTGATTCAGAAGAAAGTACATTAAGAGTACCATCCAAAATACTATTTCCTTGAACATGTAAAGTAGAACCCAAAGTAACAGCACCTGTAACACCTAAAGTTCCACCTACTGATTCAGAAGCAAGTACATTTAAATCATTATCTAAAATACTTTTTCCTTGAACATGTAATGTAGAACCTAATGTAACAGCACCTGTAACACCCAATGTTCCTCCAATTGATTCTGAAGCAAGTACATTTAAATCATTATCTAAAATACTTTTTCCTTGAACATGTAATGTAGAACCTAAAGTAACAGCACCAGTGACACCTAATGTTCCACCTACTGATTCAGAAGAAAGTACATTAAGAGTACCATCCAAAATACTATTTCCTTGAACATGTAAAGTAGAACCCAATGTAACAGCACCTGTAACACCTAAAGTTCCACCTACTGATTCAGAAGAAAGTACATTAAGAGTACCATCCAAAATACTATTTCCTTGAACATGTAAAGTAGAACCCAAAGTAACAGCACCTGTAACACCTAAAGTTCCACCTACTGATTCAGAAGCAAGTACATTTAAATCATTATCTAAAATACTTTTTCCTTGAACATGTAATGTAGAACCTAATGTAACAGCACCTGTAACACCCAATGTTCCTCCAATTGATTCTGAAGCAAGTACATTTAAATCATTATCTAAAATACTTTTTCCTTGAACATGTAATGTAGAACCTAAAGTAACAGCACCAGTGACACCTAATGTTCCACCTACTGATTCAGAAGAAAGTACATTAAGAGTACCATCCAAAATACTATTTCCTTGAACATGTAAAGTAGAACCCAATGTAACAGCACCTGTAACACCTAAAGTTCCACCTACTGATTCAGAAGAAAGTACATTAAGAGTACCATCCAAAATACTATTTCCTTGAACATGTAAAGTAGAACCCAAAGTAACAGCACCTGTAACACCTAAAGTTCCACCTACTGATTCAGAAGAAAGTACATTAAGAGTACCATCCAAAATACTATTTCCTTGGACATGTAAAGTAGAACCTAAAGTAACAGCACCTGTAACACCTAATGTTCCACCTACTGATCCAGAAGCAAGTACATTTAAATCATTATCTAAAATACTTTTTCCTTGAACATGTAAAGTAGAACCTAATGTTACAGCACCTGTTACACCTAAAGTTCCACCAATTGATTCAGAAGCAAGTACATTTAAATCATTATCTAAAATACTTTTTCCTTGAACATGTAAAGTAGAACCTAATGTAACAGCACCTGTAACACCTAGTGTTCCACCTACTGATCCAGAAGCAAGTACATTTAAATCATTATCTAAAATACTTTTTCCTTGAACATGTAAAGTAGAACCTAATGTAACAGCACCAGTAACACCTAATGTTCCACCAATTGAACTATTATTTTTAACATTTAAATCAGACCAGAGATTAGTATTGCCTGTAACTCCTAAAGTACCTGCAATAGTAGTATTATCTTGAACATTTAATGTAGATTTAATAACAGCACTACCAGTAACACCTAAATTACCACCAATAGAACTATTATTTTTAACATTTAAATCAGACATTAAATTAGTATTACCAGTAACACCTAATGTTCCTCCAACATTTAATGTAGATTTGATAACAGCACTACCAGTAACACCTAAATTACCACCAATACTCATATTACCACTATAGTTTGAATCACTTGCTGTTACATTATATTGATTTAAAGTGTTATTTTGCATTTTCACGCCATTAGCATAATTAATAGAATTATTTTCATAATCAAATATAAAATATGCTTTATCAGTTGCATTACCAACATTATCTGTAATAGTTTTTGCCAAATATAATGTATCTGTGCCAGAATTACCTGTTCCACATAAAATAGACTTACTAACATCATTACCTGCAGAATTAATAAAATTAAATTTTTCACCAAATTGACCATTGTAATTATTTGTTTTAAGTGTTCCAAAAACACCATCAGACACAGTAAATATTAAACTATTATTAGTAAAAGGTGTTACTGTAGTAAATTGTAAAATAAATGCTGCTGAAAGTTGAATATTTAAATCAAATGGACTGTGATCAAATGATGGAGATAAACTGTGATTACTATCATCTGAAACTTTAGATACATAAAAATTTTGAGTACTTGGAACAAATGATGAAAAATAAAATGTATCATTATTTGAAATAGGATTTAAGTTATATACTTGCATTCTATTTGAACTATTGTTTTGAATAGTATCTACACTCAAACCAGTTGGTATTGTTCCTGCAGTTATTCCTATAAATGATGTAGCAGTTATATCAGTATAATTTACTTGATGCAATAAATAAAATTTTGATGCATTAGTTATTAAATTCTCTTTAATTGATTGTGTAAAGTTTAATAAATATGCATTATTTCCTTGAGAACTTGCACTATTCGATAATGCACCTAAAACAAATACATTTAAATTTGAATCTTCCGCAGCAATATATGCTCCTGTATTAAAATCACTAGAAACATAATTTGGTATTGTAACAACAACACTTGTAAAAGAACTTATTGATGCTGGTCCTAATAATGTACCAAAACTTGATGCATTTCTTACTAATAATATGCCAGATGTATTAAAACCTACTGTACTATTTACATCAATTGTTGTAGATGAAGAAGTTGCTACATAACTTGAATTTAAACAAGTACCTATACGAAATTGAGATGAACTAACAAGATTAAGTGGATAATTTAAAAGTAATGTTCTATTTTTACTTATAACAGATGACGCACTTAATGATAAATTTGGATTATTACCTGCAATATTACTATTTGGAATAATTATAGCAGAAACTAAATTAGTAGCAGAATTAGCAGGATATAAATGAGAATAATTTATTCCATCAGATCCTGAAACACCTTGTAAATAAATTGGATTTGTTACTAAATCATTATCTTGCAATAAATTACTTCCGGTATTATCTAATAATACTAATGCATGTGTATTATCATCTGTTAATTGTGTCATAGAATTGATTGTAACAGAATTACTTAAACCAATATTAAGCATGGCAGTATCTGCATTTGTATTGAAAGAATTTGCTATGGTATTATTTCCTTTAACAACTAAATTATTACTAACAACTATTGTACCATCATTTTGAACAACTAAATATGGATTTGTTAAATCAGTACCACTTGATATAACATAATCTCCAGTACTATTTTGAAATCCAGATGTAAGAGTATTAGTTGTAGTTGATGTGTATATATCAACAATATCTTGATTTGATAGCTTTTTAGTTTGACGCGTTGAACTACTCATTATATATTTTAAATAAATATATTTATTTAAAATATCGATAAAATTAAATTATGGGTTAATTATTTTGTAAATAATTTTACTTTAGTGAATATATATTGATTATTAAAATTAGGATTAGAATAATCATTTAGTTTTTCAATCATTTCTATATCATCAGTTACAGTATCTCCGATATTTAATATTGTTCCATCTGTTTTACAATATGTTACTTTAGTTGGATCTGTACCTGTGTTATAAACTGCTGATAATTCTGTACTTGTTAATTGTTCACCTTTAAAAATAGGCTTAGGATTCCAATGCCTAATTGACGGATATTGTTTTAAAATAGTGAAAGTATAACTACTATTAACAGTAGATATTGATGTTGGTATATAATTACTGTCAGTTAAATTAGAAACTGTTAATGTTGCAGTTATTCTATATATTCCTGCATTAGGAGTTCCATTAATTATAAAATTTGTAGTATCATAATTATTTGTATCTATATTTTCTGCTATATATGTTATTGTTCCGATTGATGTTTTTGTATTTGGATTTAAAGGAGATTTTGCATTTAATTGATAATTACTTAAAGGAATACCGTAAACAATAGGAGGAATATAACTAGACCAATTAAAAGTTATATTTGCATCACTTAATGATATTTTATTTACTATAATTGTACCAATAGTTGTATTATCAGCATAAAAAAAACTATAGTTTGATGAGTTAATACTTAGACTACCAGAATTAACTGTTATTATATTTGTACCAGCACTAATAATAGTTGTTGACGTATATTCAATCCATATACCGTTATTATATTGAATTTGTGGACTTACATATACTGTTGGTGTACCTGAACATATTGTTGAAACATTTTCACCAGATGCTACAAATCCAGTAATTTGATATAAATTACTTTTTAATGGTTTATCGCCATATTTAAATGTACCAGTTGGTGATAAAGGACTTACTGTTAAATAACCTTTAGGTATAACTAATGTATAAGTTGATGATACGGGAGATAATGTAAAAATATAATTTGTAAAAGTACTAGTTAATAATAAGATGTCAATTGTAATTGTATATGAACCTGGTAAATCAGTTGAATTTATTAATGTATCATCACTTTTTTTAAATTTAATTGTTTGTACTAATGTTGAACCTTGTGTAACGTATTGTAAACTATTTTTTGAATCTGTTCCAGCTAAAATAGGAAAACTTAAGCATGTTTTATATATATTGCTTTGAATTGTAGGTACACCATAATATGGATAAGTTGAAACATAATATGATATATTACTAAGTGCACCATTAAAAGTTATTGTAACACTTTTTTTATTGATAACAAATTGTGGCAATGTAGTTGGATTTATAATTGAAAAATTATAATTAATGGATGATAAAGAAGATACGCTTTCAACTTTAATATTATATGTTCCTGCATTCATAGATCTTGCACCATTGTATGTAGAATTATTTACTGATATTGTAGGAAAACCATTTATTAATATATTAGAAAATGTGTCTGACAAAACATAACCACTAAATGTATAAAATGCTGTTACTGATAATGTATTTAATGCTGAATCGCCATATGTAAATGTACCAGGTGGTGTAATAGGTGAAACTGTTAATATAGCTTTATCTATAATTAATTTTGGAGCAGTTCCTAAATTTGTTATGTTTGCATTACTGAATGAATAATTAGTTGCCGATAATGTTCCAATATCTTGAATAGTAACATTATAATTTGCAACATTTAATTTTGCATATGAAGATATTGTTGCACCATTTAAATAAATTGTTGCAATGCCACTTATAACAGAACTAGTTTCACTATTAACAAATCCATTAAATGTATAAAATTGTGTATAATCAATATTTGTATTACCATATGTATAATTACGATTTGGAATTGTACGAACAACTGTTAATGCTTTTTTAGTAATTTCTAATGTACCATTATTAAAACTAATATTATAATTATTAGATGTTAAACCAGATGGAGTAATAATATATGTTCCAACATTAGTTGCATTATATGATGTTCCTGAACTAAATTCTAAAGTACCTGTTAATACAGATGCTATTTCACTATTAACAAAACCTGAATAAGACACTGTATAATTACTAACTGTATATACAACACCTGTATATATCATTGATTTATTATCAGCAGTAATTGATAAATTAACTTTATTAATAGTTAAAGTACCATTATTAAAACTAATATTATAATTATTAGATGTTAAACCAGATGGAATAATGTTATATGTTCCAGCATTAATTGCACTATATGACGTTCCGGAACTGAATACTAAAGTACCAGTTAAGATAATTGATGTTTCACTATTAACAAAACCTGAATAAGATACTGTATAACTATTCGTTGAAAATATATGACCGTCATAATCTTTAGATTTGTTATTTGCTGTTATTGTCAAATTTACTTTATTAATAGTAAGTATTCCATTTGAATATGAAATATTATAATTAGTTGCTAATACTGATCCAGAAAGAATAATTGTATAATTATTACCTGCATTAATGGCATTTGTTGATGTTCCGCTAAATACTAATGTATTAATGTCTGATAAAACAGCATATGTTTCATTATTAACAAAACCTGAATAAGATACTGTATAACTATTCGTTGAAAATATATGACCGTCATAATCTTTAGATTTGTTATTTGCTGTTATTGTCAAATTTACTTTATTAATAGTAAGTATTCCATTTGAATATGAAATATTATAATTAGTTGCTAATACTGATCCAGAAAGAATAATTGTATAATTATTACCTGCATTAATGGCATTTGTTGATGTTCCACTAAATACTAATGTATTAATATCTGATAAAACAGCATATGTTTCATTATTAACAAAACCTGAATAAGATACTGTATAACTACTCGTTGGAAATATATGACCGTCATAATCTTTAGATTTGTTATTTGCTGTTATTGTTAAGTTTGCTTTATTTATAGTAAGTGTTCCATTTTGAAATGTAATATTTACATCATAATATGGTGCACTAAAAAGAGTATTGTCTAATATAATATCATATATTCCTACATTAGACGATGAACTTGCATTGCACGATATTGGATTTTGTAAAGGATCTACTATTATATTATTTATATCAAATGTATTATCAGTAGATGAAATTGTATAAGTTAAAGTTGGAATTGAATCACCATAATTAATTGATTGATTATTTGCACATATTAAAACTGGAATTGCTTGTGACATGTTATATTTTAAATAAATTTATTTTTTTTATATTTCCAAAAAAATAAATTTTATTATTGTAAATAATTATAATAAATGAATATAATTAATAAAATTTTTGATATAATGAGTGAATATGAAAATTTATTATTAAATAAAGATATTGAAAATAATATATTAGAAAATGATATAACAGATGAAGAAATAAATAATAATAAAAATGAATTATCAGAACAAATGAATGATAATTTTTTTAAATATATATTTGAAAATATAAATATTCAAAAAAATCAGAACAAAACTGAATTAAACAAAACTGAATTGAACGAAACTGAATTGAAAGAACCTGAATTGAACAAAACTGAATTGAACAAAACTGAATTGAACAAAACTGAATTGAACGAAACTGAATTGAACAAAACTGAATTGAACAAAACTGAATTGAAAGAAACTGAATTGAACGAAACTGAATTGAACAAAACTGAAATAATATTAGATTTTATAAAAAAAATTTATAAAAAAATAATAATAAAATGTCATCCTGATAAAGGAGGTGAACAAAGTTTATTTATAAAATGTCAAGAATATTATGAAAATAAATTTCTTATAGGTATGCTGTATATAGGTTATAAAATTAAATTTGTATTACCTATGTTAAATAACATAGTTATAGAACAAATATTATTTGAAATTAGAGTTATACAACAAAAAATTATATATCTAAAATTGAGATTAAAAAAAAATATTAACAAAGTATATGTATAAGTATAAATACTTAAATATTATTATTATATTAATTTTCTTTAATATTATTGATGATAATAATTTATTTAAAAATTATGACATAATATTTCATATAAATATTTTTTTAAAAAAATATAATATATTAGATAGATTAAAAAAAATAAAAAATTTTATGGAAGATATATTTTTATTATCAGATGATGAATCCGAAACATCAGAAGATGCAGAAGATGATATATCAATTGACACAGCAAATGAAGAATTTGATAAAATAAGTGCAATTAATGGAATATTTGAAAATATCGATAGTAAAAACATAACTGTACAAAATATATATAATAATAAAATTAAAACAAATAATATTTCTGCCAAAAAAGGTACATATAAAAATATAGATTCGATAAATATTACAGCACAAAATATTTATAATAGAAATATAAAATCAAAATCTGGTAATATATCTAATTTAGAATCGAATAAATTAACATCTAAAAATATTGATACAGATAATTTAGATGTTATTTTAGCAAAATCAAAAAGTTTAATAAGTGAAAATATTAAATGTACTAATTTTGATTTGAATGATGGTAATTTTAATAAATTAGTAGGTGATCAAATAGATGCAAAAGAAATTAATATTATATCAGATAGAAGAAAGAAAAAAAATATTAAGTACAATCCTGTATCATCTGATAAATTAGATAATATAAATGTTGTATCATTTGAGTATAAAGGAGAAACTGAAAATCACATTGGATTTATTGCACAAGAAATAGAAGAATTATATCCCCAGCTTATTAAAAAAGATGAAAATGGTTATTTAAGTGTTAAATATTTAGAAATGATACCATTATTAATTGATTATAATAAAAATTTGAAAAAAAAAATAATAGATATTGAAGAAAAAATAAATGTATAAGGTATTTTCCTTTGTAAACTTACACTCCAGTTTACTGTATAAAGTATATAAAAGAATTGTAAAATTAAAATATTTAGAAAAGTAATTATACAAATAATAATATTTTATATTAATATATGAATATTGATATAAAATATTATTATTTATTTTTTTTAGTAATTATATATTTTTTGTATGGACTTATATTATCAGAAGCAATTGATTATATATTTCCAGATTATGATAGTAATATACATGATTATAGAATATTAATTGAAATAATTGGTGAAATAGGTATTGCTTATATAATATATTTTTTTCTTAAAAATATAACACAAGATTTCATTAGTTCTTTATTTAAACAATTATCTGTTAAAAAACCAATATATTTAAATGAATTATTATTGTTTGCTTTTTCATCTGGTATATTTAAACATTTACAAAAATCTACACATAAAGTAAAATATATGAGAGATAAGTTTATTGGGTTCTAAGTAAGAAACCTAGGTTTCTTACAAACTTCCTATATGAAAAAATAGGTTTCTTACAAACTTTCTATATGAAAAAATAGGTTTCTAACAAACTTCCTATATGAAAAAATAGGTTTCTAATAAACTTTCTATATGAAAAAATAGGTTTCTTACAAACTTCCTATATGAAAAAATAGGTTTCTAATAAACTTCCTATATGAAAAAATAGGTTTCTTACAAACTTCCTATATGAAAAAATAGGTTTCTAATAAACTTCCTATATGAAAAAATAGGTTTCTAATAAACTTTCTATATGAAAAAATAGGTTTCTTACAAACTTCCTATATGAAAAAATAGGTTTCTAATAAACTTTCTATATGAAAAAATAGGTTTAATATTTACAATAAGTTTAATATTATTTTATATAATATAAAATGATATTTCATAATATATGTGCATTATTAATGTTATACAATAAAAATCCATGTATAAACTGTAAATTTTTTATAAATAATGAAGTTTCATTAAAATATTCAAAATGTTCATTATTTCCATTAATTTGTTATAGTAATCCAGACGACAAAAATTATTATTATTGTGCAGTAATACGATCAAATGAAAATAAGTGTGGCAAAGATGGAAAATTTTGGAAAAGAAAATGATTTAAAATAATATTTTTAAATATATAAATGGACGAAACTAGTTATTTAGATGCTTTACAAAATGTTTTAGAAAATGGTGAATTAAGAATAACACGTAATGCAAATACATATTCATTATTTGGAGTAAAAATTGAAATTGACATATCAAAATCATATCCTTTATTAACAACAAAAAAAATGTTTACAAAAGGTATTATTGAAGAATTATTATGGTTTATTTCAGGTAATACAAATTCCAAAAAACTGGAAGAAAAAGGTGTAAATATTTGGAAAGGAAATTCGTGCCGTGAATATTTAGATTCAGTTGGATTAAATTACTATGAAGATGGTGATTGTGGTCCATGTTATTCACATCAATGGAGGCATTTTAATGCTCCTTATATAAATTGTTATCAAAATTATAATGGTTTAGGTATTGACCAACTTCAAAATTGTATAGATTTAATTAAAAATAACCCTACATCACGAAGGATATTTATGAGTGCATGGAATCCATGTCAATTAAATGAAATGGTATTACTGCCATGTCATATATCGTATCAATTTTATGTATCAAATGACAATAAATTATCATGTATTTTATATCAACGTTCAGGTGATATGTTTCTAGGAATACCATTTAATATTGCATCTGTTTCATTATTAGTGTATATCATTGCATTAATAACTGATAAAACACCTGGTAAAGTAACATTAATGATTGGAGATGCACATATTTATGAAAATCATATAACACAAGTTAAAATTCAATTAAATAGAACACCATATATATTTCCACAATTAGTTATAAAAAAAAAATATGAAAATATTAATGATTATAAATATGATTTTGAAATAATTAATTATAATTCACATGGAATATTAAAAGCAAATATGGTTGCATAAGTTATTTTCTTTTAGCAATAATTTTTATTTTTCTGCTAGAATTAGAAGAATCTTGTTCTCTATCTAACATATTCAATTCTTTTTTAATTTCATTTTCAGTAAATACCATTCTATAACGTGTATTTAATGCCCATATAATAGTTTCAATAAATTTAGGTATATTATTGATACATTCTATTGATATTTCTTTATTTTTTTCGTTTAATATACCACCTGACTCAATATATTTATCAATTTCTTCTTGACTCAATGTTTTAATTGATATGTATTTAATATATTTTTCAGGTATATATGGAATTGAAATTTGGTACACATATCTTTTACGCAATGCAATAAGATCTGCAATAGCACGAGGTCTATTTCTTTCAATTCTTCTGATAATATCACAATTTATTGAAATTATTTTAACACCCAAAAAATAGAAATGATATTTAGGATTACCTAATATTTCTTCAAAATATTTTGCACCACATTTTTTAGCCCATATGTCTAACCATGTATTCCAATAATTAGGCCATTTATCAGTATCTTTAATACTAAATTCAATATATTTATATACTTCATTATTACTTAATTCTTGTGTTAAATCTTGTAATTCAGACGGTATAGTATGAATATATAAGTCTAAATCATTCATTGAACGGTGACCTAATAAATATAATACAACAGAACTATATAACATAAATTGTGATTGAAATTTGCGGTCAATATTTGTATTTAACCAAGTTCTATATTTCAAAAACATTTTTTTAGAAGGTTCCATAAATTTTGTTAAAAAATAATCAAAATTTTGATTTTCCAAAAAATTTAATGTTGTATCAGAAAAGAATACACATGCACTGTTCCAAATGGATTCTTTTGTATTGGGAATATATACAACATGATCATTTTTAGAAATATCATTTGTAGGATACTTTTTATTTAAATCTTTTTTACAAACAATTAATATTACTATATCAATAAATTCTTTATTATATTTATGTAAAAATTGATAATTTGCTTCAATATACTGTTCTAAATCTTGTTTTGTTTTAATTATTATTCTGGGAAACAATAATTGATACATAATTTTTATCAAAGTTCCATTATTTATTTTTAAATGTTTTAAACCATATAAACTGAAATCATCTTTAAAATTATCAGTAAAGTATTTATATGCCGTTGATTTATCATAACCAAACACAATAAAATTGTTTAAATTATCATAATAATTTAAAGCATACAATATACAATTATCGATATTTTCATCGAATTGATGAATTAATTTTTTTTTACTAATAATTTCATTTACTTTATTTTTACATTCTATATTTTTATATTGTAAATTTTTATGTATCTCTTTAATAGGTGTTGAAATATCTTCAAATTTTTTTAATATCATTTTATGAGTATTTAATTTACAGAATATTAATTATTATAAAAAATAAAAATCATTTTTTATTTTTTATAATAAATTTAATGTGTTCCAAAAATAACCATAAACTAAAGTTTTACAGAAAAGAACCGTTAATGAAATGATGCAATGAATGTTCATCGCTATACTCAAGAGTTTACATAATGCTGGAAATTTATATTTTATTATACCTTTTCTCATTAATTATAATAAAATAGAATGGATAGTATCGGATTCGAATCAATAATTTAAGTGAGAATGACTCGTAATTCTTATGTTTTACCACTAAACTAACTACCGCAAATAAATTTATTAAATTGTTGAAAAAAAAGGTGTAAAAAATTGATTTATTTTTATGATATAAAATAATCAATATAAATTTATATAAACCTAATTTAAGAAAAGCATGAATACAATAACATCTTCTAAAAATACTGATATAAATAAGGATATAGATGATTTATGTTTAATTAAACATTTATCAATAAACGATAAAAAAGAAGAAAGTAAAGATATAAAAGATTTACCAATAAATGACGCTAAAAGTGAATCAAATATTAAAATAAATGCATTTGATAAAATAAAATATTTTGAAAATCTTGATATAATAATTCGTAATATTTTAACTAGACCTGAAAATAATAAATTAACATATGATATTTTAGATACAGAAAAAACAAGTAATATTAAATTAATTTCATTAAAAGAAAAACAAAGACAAATGAAAATAGGCGAAATTTGGCAAGAAGTTTTAGGAAATTATGATGGATTTATTAATTTAAAAACTGGTCATGAATCAGGATTAGATATATTATCTCATACTAAAAAAGTTGCAATAGAATTAAAAAATAGAACAAATACAGATAATGCTTCTTCAAAAAAATCTAATTTTGATAAACTTACAAATTTCAAAAAAAAAAATCCTGAATATACATGTATTTATGCTAATATAAATTCAGATACAGAAGAAAAAACATTAAAAGGAATGATAAAAAATATTAAACATAATGATATTGAAATTCAACATCAAGTTGGTTATGTATTTTTAAAATTTATATTGGAAGATGATATTGATATAATAATTGATTTTGTTAAAAATACTATTAATAAATATATTTAATATATGTATTTTCCTTCGTAAACTCCGGAAAATAACCTTAAACTTACGCTAAAGCTCCAGTTTACTACATAAATAATCATAAACAATCATTAATATTTTAATATATCCATTATTGATAAACCCATATATTTTGCTAATTCAACAGGAACAGCATTACCAATTTGTTTATATTGAGAATTTATACTACCTATAAATTCATAATCATCCTCAAATGTTTGAATTCTAGCGTATTCTCTTATTTTTAATGGTCTTTCTTCTAATGGATGACATCTTTCCGTTTGTTTTTGAGAAGGTGTACATAATAATGTTAATGATGGTTTTAACATTGATAATCTATATAAAATTCCTCTTTTCCCTCCTCCTGAATTATAACTATTTCCTAAATATTCTTTTTGTAATTCTTCTGGTAAATTAACCCAGCAACCACCTTGAGGTATCATTTTAAATAAATTTTTTTTTTCTTCTGAATAAGTTAATCCTGGGGAATTTGGAACATCATATAATACATCTTTTAAAACTTTTATATTTTTACTTTCTTCTGGAAAAATAAAGTTTTTATTTATAGTTTTTAATATTCCTACAATAAATACTCTTTCTCTTTTTTGAGGAACATCATATTTAGATGAATCTAAACATTTATAACTAATATTATATAAATTATTTTTATTTATAGATTCTATTATTTTTTTTATAGTATTTCCATTATCATGTGTCAATAAACCTTTAACATTTTCTATCATAAAAACTTTAGGTTTTATTAAATTGAGAATTTCAATAAATTTAATCATTAAATCACCTCTTGGATCATCTAGACCTTTTCTTAATCCTGCCTGTGAAAAAGACTGACAAGGAACACCTCCTGTTAATAAATCAACACATCCAATATATTTTGAATAGTCTATTTTATCCATTGAACCTAATACAACATTTGAGTCAATATGATTTTTTTTTAATGTTTTACAACAATCGCTGTTATTATCATTTAACAATAAAGGTGTAAATCCTGCTTTTATTAATCCACAACTTAAACCTCCTCCTCCTGCACAAACTTCAATAAATGTATATTTTTTTTCATCTTTTTCATTATTTATTTCTTCTATTTGTTTATCAATTGTTACTTCATCTTTATTATTTTTTAGTTTATCATGTAACATATTTATAATTTCATCCTTATTTTTTTTACTATATCCAATAATATTATATTTTTTACATAATTCTTTTAGATCTTTTAATATATATTTATTTAAATCAGTATCAATATTTATTTCTGTCATTATTATAAATTTTATAATATATACACATATTAATTTTTTAAATTTAAAAATTAATCAATTTTTTTTTCTATTATAAAATAAATGATTTTTTTATTATGATCATTCTAGATTAATTTAATATCAATTTAGAAAAATGCATATACTAAACATTTAATATAAATACACTGAATTTATGGAGTTTACTTTGTGTGAAAAAAGTTTAAAATTAAAAGTACTTAAAGACAACGTATTATATATAATATAAGGTATTAAGTTACCTTATTTAAAAGTGCTTCTCGTCCATCGGTTAAGACATTGGTCTTATGAGCCAAGAAGAAGGGTTCGACTCCCTTGTAGCACATTATTATTTTTATAATAGTTTATTATAAAAATATTAAATAATAAATTCCAGAAAATATATTTTTAACTCAAAAAAGCTAAAACATTAATAATATTAAAAATTTCTTGCCATTTAATTTGTGGAGAATACCAATCATGCTTTATATTTTTATCAATATATTTAGAAACATTTATTTTTAAATATTTTTCATATTTAATATAAAAATAATCTTCTTCACGCGAATCTACTAATATTACTAAACAAAAAATACAATTAGGATTGATCGATAATATTGCTTTTTCAAAATCAGATATATATGTTTTATAATCAAAATGATTTGTTATTTTGTAAATAAATATTAATTTAGTATTTGATTTAATTAATTCAATTAATCTATTAAATCTTCTTTTATATTTATCAATGAATTCATTCAATTTATCTTCATGATATTCTTTTAATCTTATTTCATGATGAAATAATAATGTTAAATTATTTTCTTCAAAATTTTTTAATGTAATAGTTATTTCATTTTCATGTGCATATAATTGTTTATCAACCTTAATATTTTGGAGATTAAATACAGTATTAATATCTTTTAAATTTAATAAATATAAAATACATTTAAAATCTGTTCTTAACCAATCAAAAAATTGTGTATGTTTTTTTTTTATAAATTTCGTAATATTATATGCAACATCACAGTGTCTGCCAAGTGATATAAATTCCATAATATATATAAATATAATTAAATATTTATTATTATACTCTTAAAATTGATATCATATCATAAATTTATTATATTCTCCTATTTCTAAAATTTTAGGTGTAATCTCTTTATTTTTTAAATTTATAATATAACTAGTTATTTTTTTTATATTATCAGAACTATTGTTCAATTTATACATATTTTTATTATATAATGTATTTAATTCACATATTATAGTATCATAATTAAAAGAAAGATTATATAATTGTATTTCTATATTATGTAATATATATTTTTTTTTTGTTATATCAAATGAAGTATTATTGGTTTCTGAAAAAGTTAATAAATATTCACTAATATTATTTTCTAATTTTTCTTTTTCATTTGGAATTATTTTTCTAAAATCAGTGGATTTATTACTTTTAAATATCAAAATATAATTTTTATATAATTTATTAAATTTATCAATTATTTTAATTGATTCTTTTACATATTGACTATCTAAAATATATTTTTCTTCATCATCTGATAATAATAATATATTTTTAAATGTATCTTTTGTATCTTTTGTATTTTTTTTATTTTTGCATATATTTCTTTTAAATAGAGAATTACCCATTTATAATTTATTGACATTAAATTTTTTTTTTTACCAAAAAATAAAATTTGTAAAAATAATGAAAGATCGAAATTTTAGTTAAAAATTACTTAAAGACTTATGTATAAAATATTATAAAATATATAATGCAAAGTAATACTGTTTTATTCAAAATATATAGAGTGGGTGATAATAAAGAAAATATTTTTTTCAAAGAATATACAATAGAATTAAATAAAAAAATAATAGATATAAAAAATATGATATTAGATGATCTAAATAAAAATGATATGTCAAATTTTAATGGATTAGAAATGAATAATATAACAGAAAGAATATATAAAGATTTTGGTAAATTATTTTTTGATAAAGGTATTATTCCTGATACAATTGATAATTATAAATTATTACAATTTACAAATGGAAATAGAACATTTTTATTTAGTATAAAAGCAAAAAATATTATAAATAATACTGAAAAAACAAAAACAAATGAGCCAACTTTTTTAAAACGTATTATTAAAGAAGAAAGGATAAAAAGACAAAAAGAGAATAATGAATTTTGTTATAATAATGATGATTTTCCACCACTTACTTAAAGTCTAATTTTATAATAAATATATTATGAAATATATTTTTGGATTATTAATTTTTTTTTTTAATAATAAAAAAAATGATTACTATACTCAAATATCAAATAAATATGATGGCTATGATATGAGATATATAAATGAATATAGTCTAAATAATACTTTTTTAGAAAATATGAATTTAACAGAGATTACAGAAAATAACCGGAATGGAATGAATGTTAGTCGCTATTTTCTGGAGTTTACGAAAGAAAATACAAATAAAAATTATTCATTATTTTCTGAAATAAATGAAGGAAAAAACTATAAAATAATATTCAATAAATATAATTTATATAAAATACTAAAAAACAAAAAAGTAAATATAAATACAAAATTAAAACTTATAGAAGATAATATGAATGAAAAAATTATTAAAGGAAATATAACTAAAGGTGGATTATATAAAGATTGGAATTTTTTTATTTAAATTTTTTATGTTGCTTCTTATGCGTCCATTGTTTTTTATGATGTCCTTTTTTTTGCTTATTATTAATCATTTTTTCTTCATTCATTGTTTTAAAGCAATATTCTACACATTTACCTTCATTTGATTTCATTAGTTCTTCTATCATTGTTGGTGGAACTTTTGCAACAATAGCATAATTTGTTTTACCAAATATTGATTTCAATTGTGTATAAATTGCATATTTTGTTGGACTTTTAATCTTAGCAAATAATGATTCTCTTGCTAAAGTTCCAGTAGTTTTTTTATGTGGGAAACAATTTGTATATTTAGTACCGGTTTTTTTCATCAAATTAATGTAAAAACCATCAAATATTGCTTTTAATATATTATCACTCTTTTTCTCACTTATTGTTGGAGGTGATTTAAGGAAAATATAACTGGGTTTATTGCCAGGATGTGCTTTATAAAATATTTGCATAACTTTTCCAAAATTTCTATCTATTTGACGCGATGCTTCTCGTACCCTATCTAATACATTATAACGTAAAAAATGTTCACGACACCATTGTCTTGCATCACCTTTTTTATTTTTAATAATAGCACCAGTTCTTCTATCAATTTGATTATATTTATATTGACAAAATGAATTGTAAATATCAATCATACTAAATTGATCTCCCATTTGATTTGTCCATTTACTTATAACTTTATCATAATGTTGTTTTTCCGCTTTTTTAATAGCATTATTTTTAACACTGGGTCTAAAATTTTCAAATAAACTATCTAATCTAAATTCTGTTAATTCATACAACGCCGCTAAATTAACTACATCTTCTCTACAATGATGATTATAACCAGATATTAACATTCTACCTATTTCAGGTAATACTTCAAATGCAGATATTGCCAAACCTAAATTAGATATAGTACCTACTTTATCTTTCATATCTATCATTCCTAATGCTATTAATCTTTCAACAACGATTTTAACAGTGTCAATAGGTGGAACTTCAATTAATTTATGTAAAAATTGAGAAAATTCTATGCCTTGTGATTCATTAATTAACATAGATTTATTTACTGATTTTTTATTATTTGTTAACTCACTATTTACCGATTTATTATTATTTGTTTTATTTGGTTCAATAACAACTTTTTTAGGTCTTCCTCCACCAACTTTCTTTTTAACAATATAAGTTATTGGAAAATCAATATGCGAAACTAAATGTTTTTTAGATAAAAAATATAATAATGGAACAGAAATATCATCAATTGATATTGGTGTAACACGATAATCTCTAAATTTTTCATATTCTTCTTTAGTAAATAAGTTAAAACACATTCCAGGTTGTGTTCTACCTGTTCTTCCTTTTCTTTGTTTATGAGATGCTTTTGATATATAATTTTTTTCTAATGCCATCATATTTTTTTCAGAATAAAATCTATTATTATTAGATAATCCTGTTTCAACCACAAAATCTAAACCATCAAATGTTATTGATGATTCTGCAACTTCTGTTGCAAATATAACTTTACGTGTATACTGTCCCGATTCTTTAAATTTAGTTGGATTTGTTAATATTTTTTTAGTTTCTTCATCAGTAGTTGAAGTTAAAGGATTGCAATAAATTTTTTTGTCTAAATTTCTATTTAATTTTTCCATTTTTCGGTGTAATAGCATGCATCCATCGCTTGTATCACCTTTACCAGGAAAAAATACTAATATATCACCTTTATCATATTTTCTTAATATAAATATTACTTTATCAACAGCAGCTTCAATATAACTATCTGAAATTAAATTACCTTGTGCATCAAATGTATTTATTGATTTATCAATAAAAATTTCTTCAATTGGATAATTTGGAACTTCACCTGCATCAATCATATCAAATTTAAATTTATCTTTTGGAAAATAATCACTAAATATTTTAGCATTCACTGTTGCAGACATAATAATTACTTTAAAATCTGGTCTTCTAACCAATAATTCTTTCAATAATAATAATAATAAATCAATTTGTATACCTCTTTCATGTGCTTCATCAATGATAACACAATCTAAATCTGCTAACATTGGGTCTTTTTGTAATTTTTGAAGTACCCAACCATCAGTAGCATATATAAGACGACAATCTTCAGAATATGCTTTAGGATCAGAATCACGATATTTCATGCCAACATAAGTACCAAGCTTTACATCCATACACATGGCGGCGTACTCTGCATTTTTAAATGTAGGAGTTCTTTTGGGATTTGTAATTACTACGCGTCCTTGGTAGTTTAGACAGTGAATTGCTAATTTTGGTACGACTACTGTCTTGCCTGAACCAGTTCCTGATGCCACTAAAATTACTTGATGATTATACAAAGATTTTATAATCTCTTTAATTTTACTGTACACCGGAAATTTAGACCATTTTTGTGCAAGCGAAACATAAGTAGGATTTCCAATTGACGAATCATCTTTATATAAATTTTCATAAGGTTTTCCTGTAAATGGATTATTTCTTAAACCTTCTGGATCTAAAATTCCAATAGGTTCAAATAAATTCTTTTCGTCAACATGTGTATTTCTAACTTTAGGAATATTTTTATCTTTACCAGTATTTAAATTAGCATTTGTAAAATTATTATCGCTATTTACGTTTAATTTATTACTAATTTTATTATTAGTATTAGAAACAGCACCTCCCATAATATATGAACTCATATTTTTATTTTTAGTCATTATTAATATATATATGATTTTAATTTTTATGTAAATATATATTTAATTATTATAAAATAATTGTATTATTTCTATTGTTTTATCTATTTGCGTTATTGAGAAAGACCAAAAAAATTTATAAGAATACAAAATCAAATTGTTGTTTGATTAGAAACGGTAATCAAATAAAACACCATGAAAATGCAAATGCATAATAAACCCATTATATAGAATTTTGTATACTAACGTATTTCTTATATGTTTAGTTTGGTTATAAAACTGGTATTTAAAAATACGCATTTATGATTTAGGAAAATAAAATATCGATATTTAAAAAATTTTATTTATAAATAAAAAATTGAAAAATAAAAATTCATATAGTACTTAAATATAAATTCATTATAACAATTATATAATGAGTTTAAAAGCATTTATTGAAGAGATATTTTTAAAAAAAGATACTATACAAGATATTTTGGATTTATATCCAAATCCATCTGAAAAAGGTTTTAAGTTTGAAAGATGTGCTGATTTATTAATAAAATTAGGGTTTTTACCCTTATTTACAAATGATAAATATAAACATATAGTTGGTAATATTAATGAAGGTAAAACTCATTTTTTAACAAATATTAAAAAATATATTGAAATAGAAAAAGAAAATAGCGGTAATAAAACTGGTATTTCTGATATTACTTTATATAATGAAGATGAAAATAAATATATTTTTATTTCTTCTAAATTTTATTCTAAAGAATCGAGTGTTAAAAATTATGATATTCAAGATATTAAAGCTATGATTGATCACAATAAACATATATATAAAAATTATGAAATATTTTTATTAGTTAATGATAAGAATGATTTAACTGAAAAAGTTTTAAATTCTAATCAATCTAGTAATTATATTACTAAATACATGAAAATTGAAAATATTATTGATTTACAAAATTTAGAAGAAGCTTTTAATACAATGAAAAATTACTTACATAATGGAAATAATATTTTTGATAATTTTATTTTCAATAAAAAAGTACTTATTCATAAATTTCATCAAAAATTATTTGAAATTAAATTTTTTAAAAAACTTAAATTAAATAATAAAAAATTCTTATTAGGTTTAAAACCACGTTCAGGTAAAACATTTTTAACTGGTTTTATTATATCTAATGATAAAAAAAATTATGAAAATTTTAATATTTTAATTATTACACCTGCACCGAATGAAACTTCAAGTCAATTTTTAGAAATGCTTGAAAATCATACGGAATTTAATGAATTTAATCCTATTAATTTTAATTCAGGACATATGATTGATAAATTAAGATTTACAAATAAAAATATTATTATTACATCTAAACAATTATTACAAAATTATATAAATGAAAATGGTATTATATCTATTAAAAATTTAAATTTTAATTATATTTTTTTTGATGAAAATCATTATGGAGGAACAACAAGTTTATCTAAAGCTATTATTAATACATATAAATCCGAAAATACTATATTAGTTTTTTTAACTGCTACTTTTCATAAAACAGTTAATCACTGGAATATTCCAGAAGATTGTTCTTTTTATTGGGATTTGGAAGATGAAGAAATGTGTAAAAATAAAAATATAGAAGGTTTAATTTCTAAACATGGTAATGAAGTTATTGAAGCATTAGATTTTTTTAATGATTCAAATATTTTATTAGATTATGAAAAAATGCCTAATTTAGAATTACTTACTACAATGTTCGAAACATCTATTTTTAATAATATTAAACAAGATTTACAAGAAAGTAATACTAATAAATACGGATTTTCATTAAAAACATTATTTTCTATTTCCAAATCATCATTCAAATATGAAAAAGAAGTTGAATTATTATTAAGATATATATCAGGGTCTAAAAGACATATTGATTTTCCAGATGAAGATAAATCTATTTTTCGTAGAATAATCGATATTTCAACTCAAAAAAAAAGTCGAACATTATTATCAAATAGTACTTTTACTACTCAATTATGGTTTTTACCTTTTGGTATTGAACAAAAAATAAATGATGTTAGTCAAAATCTAAAAAAATTAATGTTAAATGATTTAGTGTTAAAACATTATGAAATTTTAATATTAAATAGTAATATTGATACACCTATTAAAGATATTAAAGACGAAATTAAAAAACAAGAATTATTAGGTAAAGAAAATGGTAAAACAGGTTTAATAGTATTAGTTGGTAATCAATGTTCTTTAGGTATAACTTTGGGATTATGTGATATTACTATATTATTAAATGACATTTTATCGTCAGATAAAATTTATCAAATGATGTATAGATGTATGACAGAAGCACCTAATAAAAAATGTGGTTTTGTTGTAGATTTAAATATTAATAGAGTTTTAAATACAATAATGGATTATTCATTATATAAAAAAGACTTAAATACTGAAAATAAAATTAAATATATTGTAGAAAATAATTTAATTAATATTGATTCAGATTATTTTTTAAATAAAAAAGTTAGTCATGAAGAAATAATTAATAATTTATTAGAAATATGGAAAAAAGATCCTATAAATAGTTTAAGAAAATTATTAAAAAATATTGAAGATGAAATTTTAGAAATAAGTAATGAAGACCAAAAAAGTTTAAACAATATTTTTACAAAATCATTAGATAAAAATAATAATGAAGAAATTTTATTTGGAGACAATGAAGATGAACCACAAGAATTACCTAGTGGTAAAACTATTACAAAAGAATCTAATGAAAATTCAGATTCAGATTCTGTATCAAGTGAAGATAAAGAAGATGTAAAAATATCATTAACTAAAGATGTTTTACCATTTGTTATACCATTAATGTTATTTTTAACAATAAAAGATAATAATAAAAATTTTTTAGAAATATTAAATATGGTTAAACATAACAAAGAATTATTAGAAATTTTTAATGAACAGACATTTGTATGGTGGAATAAATCTAATATAATTGATTTAATACATTATTTAATAAAAAAATATATTAAAGATAATTCAGATATATATAATATAACTATATATATAAAAATGACTATTCAAAGTTTAATAGATAAACCAATAGAATTATTAAATTTTATCAATGAACGTTTAAAACCTAAAGTTATTGAAAAGAAAAAATATGGAGAAGTTTTTACACCAATCCCGCTAATAGAAGAAATGTTAGATAAATTACCTATTGAAATATGGTCTAATCCTAATTTAAAATGGTTAGATCCTGCAAATGGAATGGGTAATTTTATGATTGCTATTTATTTTAGACTTATGAAAGGATTAAAAGATATTATTCCTAATGATGAACAAAGAAAAAAACATATATTAGAAAATATGCTTTATATGAGTGAAATTAATAAAAAAAACTGTTTTTTAACTAAACAAATTTTTGATATAAATAATAACTTTAAATTAAATATTTACAATGGAGATTCTTTAACATTAGATACTTTAAAAGTATGGAATTTTGAAAAATTTGATATTATTGTAGGTAATCCACCTTATCAAAATGATCAAGAATCAGATAAAAAGAGAGGTGGAGGTGATTTACTATGGAATAAATTTGTATTAAAATTTTTAGATTTAGTCAATGATGAAAAATATTTATTATTTATACATCCAAATGGATGGAGAAAACCAGAATCAGAGAAATCAAAATATAAAAGTTTATTTCAAATAATGACAAAAGAAAACCAAATGTTATATTTAGAAATTCATGATACTAAAGACGGAATGAAAATATTTCATTGTGGAACACGATATGATTGGTATTTAATACATAAAAAACCTATTTACAAAACAACAATTATTAAAGATGAAAAAGGAATTATTAATAATATAGATTTATCAAAATGGTATTTTTTACCAAATTTTGATATTGATAAAATATTTAATATAATATCAAATGATATTTTATTATCAAATATAATATTTAATGTTTCGAATTATGAAACACGAAAAAAATGGGTTTCTGATAAAAAAAATAATGAATATAAATATACATTAATTCATTCTACAAATAAAGATGGTGCAAGGTATTATTATTCGTCTAAAAATGATAATGGTCATTTTGGAATTAAAAAAGTAATTTTTGGAGAATCAGGAATTAACAATGCAATTATAGATGAAAATGGAGAATATGGAATGACACAGGGTTGTATGGCAATACCATTTAATGAAATTGAAGAAGCAATAAAAATAAAAAAGGCAATTGAAACAAATTTATTTAAAAATATATTAAAATCTTGTTCTTGGTCTAATTTTAGAATTGATTGGAGATTATTTACATATTTAAAACAAAACTTTTATGAATATATATTAAATAATGAAATTGAAAGTGATAATACTAGTATATCGTCAAAATCAACAACAAAATCAACTAAATCTACTAAATCATCAACTGATGAAGTTATTTTATGCGGTGCTCCTTTAAAAAAGAAAGACGAAACATGCAAAAATAAAGCAAATCCTCAATGTAATGGAAGATGTAAAAAACATTTTGTTGTAGTTGTTTAAATAATTTAACTAAACATTAAATATATATTTTAATTTTATGATTTATAAATATATAAAATTAAAATACTAAATTATAATAAATATCATATAATATAGATTCAATAAAAAAAGCACGCTAATTTTCTTACCAAAGATAATATGCTATATATTATTTTTTAAATTTGTATATATTCAATAACATTAAATTCTTTTGTTTTATTGTTTCTTGCAAAGGTTTGTTGAGAAAAATATAAATAAAACAATATAAATAATATTCTTCATATTTATCTTCAACATGTGTATTACACAATAGAGTTTTACACAAAAATATAATTAAATCAAACTATTATAATAATCTGTTTTTTTTCATCTTTTAATTTTCTTATATTCACTTCTAATCTATATATTTCTTTTGGAATAGTAATAAAAAATAATCCTAAAAAACCGTCACGAAGTTTCATTGAATATAAATACGGATTATCATTAGATTTTTTACTATTTTCAAAATTATAATCATAATGTTTTATACCACGATAAAACCCCAATCCTGACCAACATGCAATCGCATATTTACTTATATTTATTTTTTTAAGCATTATTTTGTATATAGTAAAACTATATTTTACAATTATAAAGTAGAAATAAATTATTAATTCAAAAAATCATTGTATGATTTAGAACATAAATATTAAGTAGTGTATTATTTATAATGAAGAAAACATTTATTTCAATAAATATGTATTTTCAATAACATATATTCCGGAAAATAGCGAAAAATCTGCGCTAAAGCTCCTATTCATTTCTGTATTTTTAAATTTATATTATTTTTTAATTTTTTTAAGTCTATATTTTTTATATGTTTTTATAGATTTATATCCATTCATCATTAAATAAAATATTATAGCACTAAATATAAAAGAAAATATTAAACATTTAAAATAATTTAGTAATGTAATATTACATTGTTCATTTATATTTAATAATAATAAAATAAATATTGACATTGGTAATGATAAATATATTCCTACAAAAATTATATTTGCTATTTTCATTCTTGTTGATAAACTACTAATTGGAGGACTACCAATGAAAAAAGAAGATGATAACATTAATATCATACAGCACCAAAATCCTGTTATGAACACAATAAGTGATAATATTATTTTTTCAATTATATTTAATTTTTTTTCTTCCATTATATATTTACATCAAGATTAAAATATATAAATATTTATTTTAATTTAACAAAATAATCATAATAAATCATCAGAAAGTTTCATTAAACAATGTTTTAATTCTTTTGAATATAAATACGGATTATTATTAGACAAGAATTATAGTCATAATGTTTTATAACACGATAAAAACCCAATTATGACCAATGTGTAATTATACATTTATGTATATTTATTTTTTTAAGAATTATTTGTATTTTCCTTCGGAAAATAATCTTAAACTTTCACTAAAGCTCCAGTTTACTACATAATTTTGTTATATAAAATTATTCATTTATCTTTATATAATAAAACTATATTTTAGAATTAAAAAATAATATTGTTTTTATAATATTTCATTGTACACTTTTAAGATTGCGATTTTTTTTCGTAACTATTTACTCCTATATATGTACATATATGACGTATAACTAAATCATTTAGAATATAACGAGATATATGTTCATTTTTATTTAGAAAATCATTATTCATTACAACCTTCTTATAAAAAAATTAGTTCTTTGCGTGAACTAAATAATATATCTTTTATTGATGCTTCAAATACAGACTTTTTTTCAATATCAGTATCCTTTGATAATAATCCTAAAAAAGTTGTATCATTAATGTCAGTACCATAGATTACATCTCTATCTTTATCTTCTTTTTTACTAATAATACTATACATTAAAACTGTATTTCCATGAAAATAACATGCATTTACATTAGCATCATTATCAATCAATAATTGTTTATGATGAATTTAACTCTCATTATGATGTTATTAAAAATAATGATATTCAATTATGTGATGATGTATTTTTCTCAGATGGTAAAATTATTAAAAATGGAAAACAAATATTTAGTCCAAGAGAATTAAATGTTAATAATAGTGTAAAAAGTAAATATATTATTGATGATAATGATTTATTGTCTAAAATTAATATAATATAGAAAATTAATTTTATACCGAATTTAATTTTTAATATACTTTTCTAAAATAATTTTAATGAATATATTTATTAAAATTATATTGACATAAAATATTTATATAATATATTTTTATAATTTATTATTTTCTTTTCTTTTCAAATATGCTCTTTTGTTATATTCTTTCTTTTTATCAGGTGAAACTACATATTCATAATTTTCAAAATAATTTGTTTTTTTTATATATTCTTTGTTTTTTTGTAATAGTTCTTCTTTATGATTTTCATAATATTTTTTATATCTTGTTGGTGCAGTATATTTTTTAAGGTGTTCTTTTAATTCAATAATTTCCTTTTCCAATTCATTTATTTTATTTTTTAATAAAATATTTTCATCCATATTTTAGATTATTCTATAAATAATTGATATAATATATTTTTATATCAATTATTTATAGAAAAAATATGAAACATAAAAGTGAAGATCTTAAAATTCAAGCAGTTAAATATTATATGAAAATAAAAAATTATAAAAATGTATGTAATATTTTTGAATGTTCTGAAAGAAGTCTAAAAAGATGGATAAATAGGTATATTGAAACAAAAAATATTAAAAATATAAAAAGATACGGTTCATATAAAGTTAAAAATATTTATATTAATGAAATTAAAAAAATATTAAAAAATAATCCAGATATATTTATAAAAGAAGTCCATAAAAAATTAAAAGATAAATTCAAAAATTATAATATTAGTGAAAAACATTTATATGATGTAATAAGAGATAATAATATAACAAGAAAAAGAAAAACTAATTTTCATTTTCCATTAATAACATATG